GAGGTGGAAAAGGTGGTGGTGGTGGATCTGGAACGAACAATCAAGGATCTGCTGGTGGCTCTGGTGGAGGTGCTGGTGGTTATCAGTGGAATCAATCTGGTGGATCTGGAACAGCAAATGAGGGAAGAAATGGTGGCAACTCATCAACAGCTTTCTCTCCATCTGTGGGACCATCTGGAGCTGGAGGTGGTGGAGCTTCTGGTGTAGGTGGAACAAGATACCAAGATGGAGGACACGGAGGTGGTGGATTATCATCATCAATCACTGGATCGGCAGTCACAAGAGCTGGAGGTGGTGGTGGTGGATCAAATGGCTATGCCACATCAAACGGAAATGGAGGATCTGGTGGTGGAGGTCGTTCTGGGGTTAATCCAACAGTGAACACTGGATCTGGAGGTGGAGGTGCTGACAGAGGTGGATCTTCTGGAAATGGAGGGGCTTCTGGAATTGTGATTCTAAGATATGCAACATCTCAAGGATCTCCAACTATTGGAGCTGGATTAACAAGCACAACAACAATTGATGGATCTGACACGATAATCACTTTCACAGCTGGAACTGATTCTGTCACTTGGTAGATAATTTATAGGAGAAATATATATGGCACATTATTCATTTATTAATGAAAACAACATTGTGGTCGAAGTGATCACTGGAAAAGATGAACTTGATCTGGAAACACTTCCAGAGGATTTTGCATCTTGGGAAGAATATTATGAAACAAAGCGAGATGGACTGACTTGCAAAAGGACAAGTTATAACACCTCTGGAAATGAACACATTTTAGGGGGCGAAGCTTTTAGAGGAAATTTTGCTGGAATAGGAATGATCTATGATCCAGACAATGATGTCTTTTATTCGGAAAGTCCATATCTAAGTTGGACAATATCTGAAGATACAAATTGGATTTGGAAAGCTCCAGTTGATTATCCAAGTGATGCAAATGAAGAAATGGACATTTCACTTCCTCACAAAGGATATGACTGGGATGAAGACAATCAAGAATGGACTTTGATATTCGAATTGGAATACAACTCTGAAACAGAAGAATGGGATCTAGTCGAATGAATCTTGAACTTTTAAGATTTAGCTCAACTGAAGACTCTACATCTGGGATCTTGTCGATCGTGAATGATGATGGATCTAAAGAGTTTTTGGCTTATACAGTAGAAGATCCATATCGTGAAAAGAAGATCAAGCACATCACTAGATTCGCTGATGGGCGTTATCAGATCAAGTTTAGAGCTGTTGGAGGATTTCAAAGCCGTTATTTGAAACGCTATGGAGCTGAATTCCATTCAGCTGGAATGTTAGAACTGCAAGATGTGAAAGGATATTCTGGTGCAGAATATACCTATGTCTTGATCCACGCTGGAAATTCGGCAAAGTCATCCAGTGGGTGCATAATTTTAGGCGATAATCAGACCAACAACCAGATCAAAGAGTTTGGGTGGGTTGGATCATCAAGAAATAATTATTTAAGGACATATCCAATTATTAGAGATGCTCTGCTCAAAGGCGATGAAGTCTGGCTTGATGTTATAGATCACGACAGACCAACAGAGAAAGAACACAACTCAACAGATCAAAACATTATTGATGTAGGTGGAGGGATCTTTTGCAGACAGTGTTCAACTAAATTCACAATCGAATAATTAAGAAATGAGGACAACAATGGCGAAAAAAACACTTAAGAAATATTATCAAGAGAATCCAGCTAGGACTGGTCAGAATAGCTTCTTGGACAGAGAAGATATTAAAGATCTAGTTGATGAGGGTATAAAAGGGATCAAAGAGGGCATTCCAGCAACAGTTGTTGCTCAGTGGCTTATCTCTGAAGCTCCAGCTGATCTCAATAGGAAATTTCACACAGTAAGACAAGGACTTCTTCATCGTGCCAAAGAAATCTCTTAAAAATTATAACAAGGACAACACAGTCATTAAAGGCGTGGACAAGTCCGAAAAGGTTAAGATCTCCAGAAAAGATGACAAGGCAACTGCAACTCTGCCAGTAGGATCATCAGACATTAATGAAGTCTGGAGAATGTTAAAAGAACGAGGATTCTCACCAGATGAATGGGAGATCCAGAGTTTAACTGTCAACCAGTGGGAAGCTCCATCAACGGATGGCGTTCAACTGTTTGAACAAACAAAAGCGACACTGAAGCAAAAACCCAAGTATTTGGGAGAGTTAATCAGTTCACTTGCATCAATTGGGGGTGATGGTTTCAGTCCTCAACCTAAACTCAAGGCGAAAGCCAAACAAGAGATGCTTGTGATTCTCGGTGATCACCAATTGCCATTTCGGAATGAGATATTGACTGAACTCTCCCACTCTTTTTTAAATGATCTTAAACCAGATGGTTTAGTGTATATGGGAGATCTAATTGACTTCCCTAGCTTGTCACACTTTGCCACCAATCCAGATTTCACTTCAACAGTGCAACAAGGGATTGATCAAGGTCATCAGACATTAAGAGACCTAGGATCATCAGCTGGTCTTAAGAAAGGATCAGAGATGATCTTTATTGAGGGCAATCACGAAGTCAGACTGAGAAAAGCATTAGTCGAAAAACTCCCCCAGCTGTTCGGTATAAAGAAAGCTGATGTGAGTGAGAAAGAGAAATCTGTCTTGCATTTAGCTTCTCTGATGCGATTTGATGACATTGGTTGGACTTATTGGGATGAACCATCAGATGTTTATCCACATCCAGAATATGAGATTGTCAAAGGGCTTTTTGCTCGACATGGCAACTTTGTTCGTGCAAAGGCAGGAATGTCTGCTCTTGCTAACTTGGATCGTGTTGATGGATCAGTTATACAAGGACACACACATCGACTGGCTATCACTCATCACACAAGATGGACTGGACAGCAGATGAATTTATATACAGGGATCGAGACAGGAACGATGGCAGATCTTAATGGTCTAGGTTATTCAAAACAACCAGACTGGCAAGGTGGATTCATCACGCTTGTTGTTGATCGCAAAGCAAACACATTTCATCCAGAATTAGTGATCTTTAAAGAGGACACGATCACTTGGCGAGGATATTTCTGGAAATACACAACCAAAGGAATAAAAACGAATTATGGATATTAAGTTGAATATGAATCAGCTGATCGTTGGAGGGCTAGGAACTATCCTCACTGGTCTGGTTAGTTGGTTATTTAATACAGTTAGAGCTTTAGAGCTACAAATGGGCATATTGCAGTCCGAAGTCCAAGGAATGATGGAGAAGCAATCGGAGTTATTAGCAATCCTTTCATCAGTTGATGCAGAGATCACAGAGATCATCTGGAAGATCGGTGGCAATGGATGATCGGAAAGATCAAAGATAATCTCGCAATCATAGTCACTTCATTCACACTTTTAGGATCGATCGGTGCTGGTTTATCTACTGCAACAGAGATAGTGAATAAACTACAAGGCATCGATGATCGTATGGCGTTTGTTGAGCGAGAGTTTGGCAAATTAAAAGAAGACACAATGGTCACTTCTGACATATCTGTCTTATATGAAAAAGTCTATCAATTAGAACTGGTCAGCAACCAAGCTGATCAATTTCGTGAACAGGTTGCTTATATGCAGTCTCAATTGCAGACTTTAGAACAAACCATCAGAGATGAGGGTTTCGACACACAGAATAAATATATACCAGAGAAATGGGAATGGCAGGATCTAAATGATTCGATCACTCGCATAGAGACTCTAAATCAAACCATTCAAAACAAACAATGGGAAATTGATGATCTAAAGACTCGACTGGCGTATCTAGAAGCAAACAATCACAACCATTAGGAGAAATAAATGTTTAAAGATTTAGATTTTAAAGATCTCGGAGAGCGTTGCATTGCAACATTCGTTGAGACATTCATTGCAATGATCACAGCTGAAGCACTAACAGGAAGCGATGGAGATCTTCTCAGATCAGCTTTTGTTGGTGGACTTGCATCAGTCTTATCACTGCTTAAAACAGTTATGAAAACATATAATGCCAAAAAGTAGCGAACCAAACTTCACTCAAAAGGAGCTATTGCAAATGGTCTTGGAGAAGATAGACAAAATTGAAGAGAAGTTGGACAACAAGCTCGACAAGTCTGAGTTTTATAAAGTATTGGGATTAATGGCAACAGTGATCTTAATCTTTGCCAGTTTTTCTATGTAGCAACCAAAGGAGATCAAATGTCCTACAAATGTCCGATCTGTCTCAATGGAACTTCAGAACTTAGGTGGAATACTATCCACAATGCTTCTGAGTTGCATTGCCGAAGATGTGATCGAGGAACAATTGTTTTGTCAGATGATTCGCTAGAAATACATTAATTTATTAAAAGGGTGGATTCTTCTGCCCTTTTTTTGTTTTTTTATCGAGTTTCGTAGATACAGGATCAACTTGATAAATTTCATTGGCTTTGTGCCAGAGATAATAAACTTCTTTTTTAGTGTATTCATCATCATAATGAGCATCGAGATCATCTAGGATCTTAGACTCATCCATCCCTAAAAAGAGATTGATCCATTGTTTTAAATATCCAGACTCATCCATCACTTCTTTTTCAGTCAATGGTCTCGCCTTTGTATTAGAAGAAATCTTTTTAAGCGTTGCGTTTTCCCACAACAAATCTTTCTCACTTTTAATTTTCAACTCAGTGGTGTGCTTAATCATTTCTGGAATCTCGAATCTTATTGCATCTGGTGTGCCATAAAGAATGAAATCATTCAAAAACCACTCAACTTGTTTTATATCTACTGCTCTCCAGTCTTCATTCTGTGAGTATCTATAAAGATCATTAGACATATAAATTCTCAACAAATGGAAAGAATGCTCTGATAAAACTTTTTTAACCTCTTTCCAATGATTCTTCACAAAAGATGGTTCATCTGTCTGCTTCTCTTCCCAATACTTAACACCTTTGTTATCAATCTGAATCCCCTCCTCTGATAACCAGAAAGCAAGTTTGTTCTGTGAAAGACCACAAAGGAATTGTCTGACATAAGCGAACCTCTGTTGGATGGTGTTGATATCAATCTTCTTTTTCAATCCATTTGCTTGATAGAAGTTCATCATCACAACCTTTTGAGTTTTAGTGAGACCTAGCATTTTATGATCAAAAACTTCCTCTCCATTCTGTGCTAATTTATCAATCTCATCTTTTGATTTAAATGTTGGATAAACAACAGATCGAGGTTCTTTGTTGTTATTAGGATAAATAATCGCAGAAATGTATGATCCATCACCATTTAATGTTTCATCTAGTTCTCTAATAGCATCCTTATCGGTGACATAATGCCAAACGACAAATGTTTGCCAGTTTTTAGATAAAGACATTGCTCCAAGAAATTTTATTTCAGCAAGGACAGTTTGTTGCAACTCATAGGTTGCTTCATTCGTTTCACGATCTAAGTATTTGGCAAATCTTTTAATTGCAGGAGTTGAGAGATCAACCTTAGTTTCATATAAATCTTTTTCTGTCACTACTGTCTTCATCTTGTCTAGCTTGTTAAGAGTGGAATATTTATCAAATGTCGAAAGCATAAGACTGATGATTCTTTTGTCAGTCAATGAAGCATACATTGTATCAACTTGATCTTGAAAGAGGTCATCATTCCAGTTTGCAGTTATATGCTTCCAGACCATTGGATCAATCCCCTCAGCTTTGATCTTTGAGCTTTCAGTGTTAAAGATCAGATCATCAGCATCAATATAAATTTTGTCTCTATCTTCCATAGAGTTAGTTTTGCAGGATTCTAAAGTTTGTCAAGAGTATGGGCATAAAGAAAAAACTCTGCCTAACAAAACCACGATATCTCCATCAAGGTGCTATCTTTATATAGTAGCTAGGTAGAAATTAAAGAATCTACCTAACTAAGCAGACAAAAGGGGCAAGATGTGTGATCACACTTTGCCTTTTTTAATTTGAAGTGGATTAATTGTAGGAGATAGAGATGCAGATTAGCAAACAACTTCTCTCGGTTAGAGAGATAATGGAGATCACTGGGTGGTCTAAAGCTTTCACATATAAACTCATCGACTCAAACAGACTTTCAGCAATACCAACCAACTCAGAAGATAACCTCCTCCCTATTCGTGTTGAGGCGACTGAATTAGAAAAGTTGATCAAGGGTGGTGATGATGTCTAGCAAGGCGAAGCGTGATATCTGGTATCAACTAGATGCAAGACTGTATGAGAAATTTGAAGTGATGCGAATAGCACAGAGATTAAAAATAAGTATTAACGAGATTGTTGGAGCATTGGTCAGACTATGGTCGATCTCCATCACACAGTTTCCAGAGGGCAAAGGAGAACTTGTCGCTGGAGAACTAAAGGTCACTATCCAAGATCTGCCAGTCATTATGGCACTGGATAATGATGGTCAAGAAATATTTGATGCTCTCTTTGAGTGTCAATGGATCGAAGAGCGTGATGGGATAATTGTCATCCCAAAATGGGAAATGAAAATTGGTCAAACCATTATCAAGCTCGAAAAAGATCTCGAACGGAAGAAAGCTGGAGGATTATAAATGGAAGAGTTAGCAAAAAACTCCAGCTCTTCTTGGAAAGAGACAGTCTATCCAGTGATTAAAGATGCACTATTTGAAAAGTATGTGGATCTAACTCAAACAGATCTACGAATGAGCGAATCTCAGAAAAAAGGATTTTTTAGAGCTTATCACGATCTAGTTGCACAAGAACCAACTCTTGAAGAGATGGATATTGCATTCACCTCATACATTGCCCACTTTGATCACATTCCAAGTCCTTTTGCGTATTCAAAGCACTTCAACAGATTTCGATCTGGAATTATGCCGAATAAAAAAGGATCTACACAAAAGATGATCGAGCAACAGAATGCTGATCTGAAAATGGATCAATGGGTGAAAGAAATGGAGGCACAAGATGAGTGAACTATTTAGCAAAGTTAGAGTGTCTCTCCAAGAAGCTATTGCATTTTTAAAAGAAATAGATGTTTGGCACGAATTCAAATTCAGCGATGAACAACTGATGCGTGTAGCTCCAGAACTTCAAGACTTTGGTCGTGAGGTTTTAGCTAGAGCATTAGAGCTGATTAAGACTATGGAGAAAAAACCTAGTCCAGCAAAGATAATGCAGTTGTGCCGTGAACAGCAAGTCAATATTAGAAGCGAAAGAGCATTGGAAACCAGTCCAGAGGAAGATCCATCAACTTGGATGACATCAAAGGAATATGCTCGGACACAAGGTTTTGACACACTACTTGAACTTATAAAGCACAAGATAGAGGAGCAACAAGCTTCCGAGGTCGAGCAGTCGAATAAAACTGCCCCACAGTCTCCACTGCTCGATCCCTCTATCGAAAAAGCGATCACTGATATGGAGGAATCAGCGTGAAAAAGAAATCTGCAACTTATGAGAACCTCAAGATCATTATGAGCTTCTTGGAAGCTGTCTCTGAAGCTGGAAGACCAAAGTTAGCTAATAATAAACTTGAGAAGAGTGTCTCTGGGACAAGAGATAACTCCCCTTATGACTACAACTTTGCTTTCTGGAATGGCAAGAGACAATCAGTTGAAAGACAGATCTCCAACATTGCAAGATATTGTTTGAAATCAATAGCTCCAGAGGAACAAAAATCACTTTCTAAACAGTGCAAAAGAAAAAACTGTGACATTAAAAACAAAAGAGTTGAGATAGCTCAGAAGTTTTGTGCAGGATGTGGGAGATCTTATGAGTAACATCATAACTTATACAAACACTTTAAAGAACAACAGCAACC